AAAAACCAAGGGCCGCCCCCTATCACCCCCCAAACCCCCCTCTTCCCCAGGGAAGAGGGGGGCTTATATTGGGAACAAACCCAAAACCACGCCTTATGAATTACGGCGTAATAGGTACACCATCAGGAGGAACATGGGACTTCATTGCTTGAGCACGCTGCTCAACAAACTCAATAGCCACACCAAGGGAAAGAGGAGTAGAATGCAAAGAAAACTTGGAAGTAGCATCATCCCAGGTACCTAACTCAAAAGCAGTATAATCGGCAGGATACTTGCCGATACCACTCTTAGGATCATTAGCAGTCTCAGCAAACGCACGCAAAAACTCACCCTTAGACTTCATAAACAAAGGAGGGAGATAGGCTTCAACCTTAGAATCATAAACGGAATAAACTTTAAACAACATACGATCAACCTTATTTTGCAATTCAAGAACAATATTAGAAACCTTAGCACGATGACGAGCCTGTTTCTGAGCATTAGATAAAACCATGTCAAAGAGGATTCTCAATTTTACGAATTAACTTTTTGAAACGTGCCATTTGGCACTTTTCACGATCTAACAAACGACGATAACTAGACTCATCATCATCTTCAGCAACGTCACGTCGACGTTGCTTAATCTCTCCATAAAGAGCGGGATTCTCCCGCTCCAAACACTTGTCATAATACCTAGGCGGTTTACATTTATGACCGTTAACAACAAGATAATCAGATGGAAAACAATCACTTTTCCACTTCTCATACCATCCAGCACCAATACCAGGCTTAAGGCTCATAGTAGCATACTCGGGCTGACGCCCCGCATAATACTCCTTAGCCATAGTCCCGGTAACTTTTTTTGTACAGTAACGTGCAACATAAGCAGCAGACTCAAAAGACAAATCACCGATGGTGCAATGCCCCATACCCCATAAACGGTTAAGAATATCAGACGTATACAAACGAAACTGACCACGCTTAAACAACGACTTATCAGGTAAATCAAAACCAAAAATACAAGCGTGATAATGCGGTCTACCAAAATTCTCACCATACTCACCACACGAATAATAACGAATACGCACATCATCATAAGAACGGCGAAGACGCTTTAAAAAAAGCTGAAAATGACTCTTATTAAGAGATCCATCAGAGGGAAGAAACTCTTCATCATAAGTCAAAGTCAAAAAACAATTATCCTCATGCAGCGAAGCTTCGTGCATACACCGCAACGCCCACTGGCGCGACTTCTCTAAGCGACAGCCCATACAAGTACCACAAGGAAGAGAAATAAAATTAGAAGGAAGAGTCTGGCCAGCTTCAAAAGCCAACCGAGCGTCATAAGACTCAGGAGAACTAAAAACAATTTGCATCTTCCCGCCAACGGAAAGAGAATATTTTGCTTGCAAAGGATGATAACACGGCATATACTCGCCACACTCCAAACACACATTTGAGACAAATGCCAAGACTCGCGTCAACGAGTCTTGGCATGCTTAACTACTACAAACGAAATCCACCGCGCATCGGTGCAGCATGCACATTCTTCGGGTGGATATATTGCGCTGTTCGACTGAACAGACGACGACTGCTCTTTCGAGACATCTTGTGGCGCTTTGACATAGAACCTCACTTTTCATAATTACAAAACCGAGACCAAAACAGGAAACACAACCGGGAAAACCCATTATGTGTCACCTGGCACATTTACATCAAGTATATATATGTGCCAGGCTTTTTCTCCCAGAACTCTCTAGGGAGAAACAGAATCAGGAGCTACCTCTTTTGGAGGCGGACTTACAGGTTTTGGATCAGTCAAACCCATCGCAACAAGCTCATCTCGATTAGCCGGATTATGGACAAAATCAAGAAACTGAGCAGGGTCGTTCTCAAAACGACTTCGAACTTTAGACGGCAAAGCGTCAAAAACCCCCCTAGCTTGCTGTATCTGCTCAATAGCAGTACGGTAGTCCTGCACTCCACTAAAATCGCCAAATTGGCCATCTAAATAGCCTTGGTAGCGATTCAAGAAATCGGCGCCCTGAACTTTACGAAAACGCTTCATGATGATGTTAATATCACACTCATCCTTAAAAGATTGCTTAGTCAAACTAGGACGATTAAAGACCTTCTTAACTCGCATACAAACACACCTTTACTTACCAAATTTAAATAAATGCTTAAACGGATTTAAACGATCAAGATAACGAATGGCTTTACCGTAAGGAGTCTCGTCAATCTCAGACTCCGTCTTGATGGCAGGAATCTTCAGAGCATTAGTCTGAAGAAGCTGCTTATTCAAATCCGTTTGCGAATCAATCTGCTCATTCTGAGACTTCAGGTTCAAATTCTGCTGCCTGAGATTATCAATCTCAGCAGCTAAACGCTTAGTATCCATCGCCGAACTCACAGCACTACTAAATTCATTAACTTGCTGTCCGGCAGAAGATCCAGGGGGAGCGGAAGCCCCCCCATGGTTAGCTGCTAAAATGGGATTCAGCCCAGCAGCCCTCATATCTTGCATAGCCCGCTGATGAGCAGTACTGCTCATCCGCTCTTGAAAAGCCATTTGATCACGAGCAATCTTACGATTAGTAATATTAGCTTGCTGCGCACCAAGATAATTAAGTGTGCCGCTCGCAAGAGCAGCACCAGCACCGAGATAATCCATAATACCTCCTAAAAGTGATCCATAAGTCCAGGGACCGAATACACAGGCATAGGACGAGCGCACTTATAGCTAAAAAATCCATCAAAAAGAAAATGCGGCTCAGAAGGAACAGCTATCACGCGATCCATAGGAGCATCCTCGATGATAAATTCATCATTAAGAACAGGTAAAGAAGCAAAATCTTGCGCTAAATGCCAAGCGTCTAACGTACCGCTAGCATTAGACCTAAACAAACCAGTGATAACGCTAGGCTTATAGCGATACTCAGCATAACGCTCTTGATAACCAAACACATCATCATCCGCGGAGGTTCCTTGCGCATAAATCTCCTTATTCAAAACGGCTTGCTCGCCGATATGGCTAAGAGCAGGCCAATAAAAATCTAAACGAGTCTGACGACTCCACATCCGCTCGAGACCGGCTTGATAATTAATATCAGCACGAACAGAAACAAGACCAACAATCAAACAGTGCTCGGTGGCGGAATACGTAAAACCGTGACCATGAGGGGCGCACACTCCATAGGCCCCAAGGACTCCAAGGCCATCTTTGACAGTCGGAGTTCCCGCTTGAGTCGTTTGCGCAACCGGATTAACGAGGACAGGCGTTGAACCTCCGCCCAGGTACTCAGGGCGCTGCAAGCGCATGTCTGGAGAGACAACGCCGAAATGAGATCTAATGATCTCTGTATATCTAGTTCCACCTCGGGCATCCCTCTCATAAAGTTTCTGAGTCTGCACAGCCAGCCTCAGAGCGTTAATAGTAGCAGCAGTAGCAGCGGACAAATCAGCGTAAAGAGCCGGGTCTTTCCACCTCAAATCAAGAGCAACACCAGCAGTAATGTCAAGGCGCATATTAGGCTGGGTGCCAGTAGTGGTAAACCAAGAGCCAAAAGTACCAGGAGCGCCCTCTTGTGAAAGAGTGATATCACGATCATAACCAAGAATAGGGGCCGTAGTGCCTAGAGGAAGCTCAACATCAGGGCCTTTTTGAGGAAAGGGCAAACATGACGTAAAATAATCATACCGTTTACCGCGACGAAGAAGGGTGTAATCAGCGTAAGTGTCAGGGCCATCATCCACATCAACAACAACGGAATCCTGTAAATTCTCATCCCTGAACCACTCATTAAAAATTAGATTATAAGCCCTAAAAAACAACGAATTAACAACCAAAGAATTAACACCAATAGGAATACCAAAATAATCAGCAAGAGAGCCGGTGGTAGCACCACCACTGCCAGGCATAGTAATAGTAGGGACCACATAATCAGTAGAATCACCAGGGTTTTTTTGATAACCATTGAATCTCTCCCAATTATCCCAGACAATCCGATAAGGAACAGAAAAGAAAAAAGACTCAAGATAAAGATTGTCCATCAAAGGAAAAATAGGAGTAGCAAGTCGAACAAACGCAGACATCTGCAGATTGAACGTATCACCCGGCAAAGCCTCATCTAAAAAAACAGGAATAAGCAAGCCCTCATCAAAGGTGGTCTTGCATCCATGCGACCTATTAAAAGTAGATCGCGGAATGTTAGCTTGCGGACTACGTGAAAATGTATGCTCCGCTCTAGAACTCACTGTAGGTACACTGCCTCGTCTCACCAAACACCTCAAATTTTTTTGCCTAGAAAGTAATAACAATTATTTACTCATAGGCCTTACGAAAAAAAAACACA